TCAGGTCTTCGCCAGGACAACGCAAAGCGAGAGGTACATCAATGGACAAAGCGCCGCGCAGATTGCAGCTCTCTACGAGAAGATTGCAACTTTCTCGGTTCAACTTCTGTCCGCAGCCAGCGAAGGCCCAAACGAAGACTAGCGCGCAGACGGCTCTCTGTTACCTTGACTACCTTCGAGAGACTCTCCCGAATGGCTGGTCCTTTACTGCTCGGCATCTCATCGCCATCGCTTCACACCTTGACGCTGTGGAGCGTGGTGAGATCGACAGACTCGCGATCCACATGCCGCCGCGCCACGGTAAGACTGAGACAGTGACCGTGCGATATGGCGCCTATTGCATCGAACGAGATCCAAGCGCGAACGTGTTGGTCACTGGCTACAATGAGCGCATCGCGAGACGCTTCAGCCGTAAGTCCAGACAGATCGTTTCGTCCAGGACAAAGCTCGCGAAGGACAACGCCGCACAGGATGAGTGGAGCTTGCCCGAGGGGGGAACCTTTATGGCGCGTGGTGTCGGTTCACCTCCGACCGGTGTCGGCTTCAAGCGCATCATCATCGATGATCCGATTCGGTCTCGAGAGGATGCTGAGTCCGCGCTGTATCGTGACAAAGCATGGGACTGGTACACCGACGATTTATACACGAGGCTCGAACCGAAGGGCGCTCTCATCATCGTCTCGACCAGGTGGCATCACGACGACATCACCGCTCGCGCAATTTCATCGGAGCCTCACCGATGGACCGTGCTGAACCTTCCAGCCATCGCGGAGGAGAAGGACCAGATCGGTCGAATGCCTGGCGAAGCTTTGTGGCCAGAGAGATACGACGTGAAGGAACTCGGACGCATCAAGGAGGTCATGGTGGCCAACAGTGGCGACTATGGGTGGAGTGCTTTGTACCAGCAACATCCGACACCTCGCGAGGGAAGTTTCTTCAAGTCGGACCGGATCACCATCGAGCATGCTACACCGAACCTTGCGAAGATGTCCCGCGCCTGGGACCTTGCAGCTACAGCGGGAAGTGGTGACTTTACTGTCGGCGTCAAGATGGGCCGTGATGCTGATGGTCGCATCTGGATCCTTGATGTCGTGAGAGGTCAGTACGACACCGACCAGCGCGATAAAGTTATAAAGCAGACAGCTGCTCTCGATGGCCGTGGCATTCGGATTCGACTACCGCAGGACCCGGGCCAGGCTGGCAAGAGTCAAGCGATGCACATGCTCCGGCTGTTGCATGGTAGTGCTGTGACAGTCCTGCCGGTGACAGGATCGAAGGATGTGCGCGCTGAACCGTTCGCATCGCAGGTCGCTGGTGGAAACGTGTACATGGTTGCAGCTTCGTGGAATCGCGAACTCCTGGACGAAATGCGGACGTTCCCGCTCGGTAAGAATGACGATATCGTCGACGCATTGACTGACGCCTACGACGAGCTCGTGGGCCGTGGCGGTGGGTGGGGTGCAGTCTAGCACATGATAGGAACACAATAGTCATATGGGACTCTTTGACAAACTTCTCGGAAAAGCAACCGCATCACCGTCCGCGCTGCTTCCCCCGCCGCTGATCCAGCGCCAAACGTCCTATTTCACTGGCACAGGTAACGGCGACTTTTGGTCCCTGCTGACACGCAACCTTCCAGGCTCAAGTTTCAACTGGCGCAACCAGGCTGGCGACCTGATGCTGAACTCCATCGTCGCGATCGGCATGGACTGGTACATCAGAAACTGGTCGCAGGGTGTTCCTGTTGTCCGTCGACCGATGCCAGATGGTCAGGTCGAGACAGTCGCAGACCATCCGATCTTGCAGCTGCTCGCACAGCCAACACCGAACGTTCCGCCTTCGCTCGTGTGGTCGTGGATTCTCCCTGACTACCAGCTGCTCGGAAACGCCTATTTCCGGAAGGTGCGCGTGTCTGGTCGTGTCGTTGGTTTGCAATATCTAGCGGCTGACATGATGAGACCTGTCGGCAATAAGATCAATCCGCTCATCAAGTACCAGTACACCGTCGATGGCACGTCATACGACATCGCGCTCGAGGACCTCATTCACATCCGCTATGGTCGAGATCCGCAAGACTCTCGCTTCGGGCGCTCTCCTGTCACGTCTGTGCTTCGTGAGATCGCCACCGACAACGTGGCCGCATCAGCTGCATTCGGCATGGTTCGCAACGGTGGCATGCCAAGCATCATGGTCGGACCAGACTACAAGGGCGGTGTCGAAGACCTCAGCGAAGACGATGCACGTCAGACGAAACGGAAACTACAGCAGGACTTCACAGGCGATAACGCTGGTTCCGTCCTGGTGATGACTGGACCGTTCAAGGTCGAGCAGGTATCACACAAACCAAGTGAGATGGCGTTCGATGAGATTCGCCGCAAACCCGAGGAGCGCGTGTGTGCAGCTCTCGGTCTCAATCCGCTGGTCCTTCAACTCGGCAGCGGCCTCGAGCGCGCAACCTACAGCAACCTCGAGCAGGCGACACGATCGGCGTGGACTGATGGAATGATTCCGCTGATGCGTCAGATGTCCGAAGCGCTCACCATCGCACTGCTTCCAGACTACGAAGAAACGCAACCTGGCGATTACTTGGAGTTCGATGTCGCAAATGTTCCATCACTCCAGGCTGACCTCAATGAGGACGCGGAGCGCGCTGAGCGACTCTACAAGAGTGGCATCATCGATCTCGCAACAGCCAAGCGTGTCGCTGGTGTGACTCCTTCGGATGATGACCTCGGCTATTATCACCCGACTGCTGTACCTGTTCAGATCGGCGCGCAGGAACTCTTGGTCCCTGATGCTGCGCCAGTCTCGACAGCTCGAACTGCCGATGAAACTGCGAAGCTGGTCGGCGCTGCTGGTGCTTTGATTCGTGCTGGTTTTGAACCAGAAGCGGCACTCCAGGCTGTCGGTCTGAACTCTATCCAGCACCTCGGCCTGTTGCCTGTCACAGTGCGCCAGGAAGAGACGAAGGCATTCGACGATGCATCTGAGCCAGGACTGAAGTTCTTCCCGTCGAAAGAGATGAAGGAGGAAGCACAGCGCGCCATCGAGTGGCGTGATGCTGGTCGTGATGGTGGAACCGCTGTCGCATGGGCCAGGGCGAATCAGATCATCTCCGGTGAAAAGCTCAGTGAGTCGACTGTCCTTCGCATGTACAGTTTCTTTCGACGTCACGAAGTAGACAAGCAGGCCGAAGGTTTCCGACCAGGTGAGGATGGTTATCCTAGTGCCGGTCGTGTGGCATGGGCCGCATGGGGTGGCGATGCTGGATATCGCTGGTCCACAGCTGCGCGCAAAGAGATCCTGAAGCGCATGGCGCCGAAGGAGAACGGGAAAAGTTATCACCCGTACTATGGTTACGAGTTGACTGACACCGATGCCTGACATCTATCAAGTCAACGAGAGCTACAGGAACAAGCTCCGATACCGTGAGAACGCTGCTCTCGCTGAGATGAGCAGGACGTACGGTGTCCTCCAGGCTGACAACCTCAAGCGCCTCGAAGCGGTGACAGCCGCCATCGAGGAAGCACAGGCAGCGGGTGAGGACATCAGTGGTCTCTCTGAGTACATGCTCCGCCTCGAGGCGCTCAATGTCCAGATGGCCGATGAAGTCGCACGATGGGCGCCACAGGCGACTGACATCGCAACAGGCGGACAACGTCGCGCCATACAGCTATCGCTGGACATACAGGAAGATTTGGTGCGAGCAGTGGCAGGTGTTCCTTCGTCGGTGTCACTCACCGCTGATTTGATGTGGAACCGGCTCCCTGTCGAAGCAATCACGAACGTGGTCGGCTTCGCCGCTGACGGCTCACCGCTCGGAGCGCTGTTCGAGGCGATCGGTCCATTTGCTTTGGACCATGTCACGATCGGTATCGCGCAAGGTCTCAATCCGCTCCAGGTCGCACGAAGGATGTCGAGGACGTACGAAACTCTCGCTCCTTCACGAGCTGCTACCATTGCACGGACAGAGATGATTCGTGCCAACAGAGAAGCACAGCGACAGACCTTCGAGGCGAACCTTAGCATCGTTCGCGGCTGGCGTCGCATCTCAGCTGGTGATGTCAACGTGTGTCCGGTGTGCTGGTCGCTTCATGGCGATCCGAATCCTGTTGCAGATATCGTTCCATCGCATCCAAACTGTAGATGTACGATCGTCCCGATCACACCGACATACGCTGAACTCGCAGGACTGCCGCCAGGCAGTTTCGATGAACCGGAAGAGATGCCGGACAAGGAAGAGCAGTTCAGGATGTTGAGTGAATCGGAGCGTCGGCAGGTCCTCGGACCTTCGCGGTATCGTTTGTGGGAGACAGGCACACCTCTCAGTGCATTCGGTAAAGTAGTACCGAACGCGGAGTGGGGACCACAGGCCGTGGTCGTGCCGGTCAAGGAGTTATGATGCAGACTTTGGTATCCTTCGGTGATGCAATCAAGGCAGACGATTCCGGTCGTGTGCGTGGTTACCTGGTGCGCTTCGGCGGCGCTGACCTCGAGGGCGACTACTTCACTGCGTCGACTGATTTCGGACGACCGATGAAGTCTGGCGAGCGTGTGGCGATGAACCTTTACTATCATCACGGCCAGGATAAGCAGGTCGGAAAGTCACGCATCGGAACCGGCTACATCACCATGGACGACAAGGGCCTCTGGTATGAGAGCCAGGTCGAGATGGCTGACCAGTATCAGAAGATGATCCAGGAACTCGCGAAGTCTGGCAAGCTTGGATATTCGTCCGGCGCCACGGGTCACATGGTCGAGCGGAAGAAGATGGCCGATGGCCGCTACGAAATCACACGCTGGCCAATTGGTGAGGCTTCGCTGACACCGACACCAGCGGAACCGATGAACATGGTCAAGTCACTGAAGGACATGTATGGCGACATGGAGGATTATGGCATGGAAGAAGAAGAGATGATGATTCCAGTCGCGCCTGGCGAAGACGTTGCAACCTTTGTCGAGAATGTCTACGGCGACCTTGATAAGGAAATGGTCCATGAAGGACTTGAGGCGCTCTACGAGCGTCTCTGTGCAGGTGTTACAGCTGCATATGACAGTGGACTCGGCAGTGGACATGTGGATGCGATCATCGATGCATTCGCAGTTCGTGCCAAGGAACTGAACAGCAAAGTGAAGGATCCGGCAGCGGAAGCACAAAGCCTTAAGGCTATGCTCGAGCGTCCGACATCCATTCGAGAAGTGGAGCGACGTCTGCGGGATGCAGTTCGTCTCTCACGTAGCGAGTCGACAAGATTCGCCAAAACCATCTGGTCCGAGCTTCGGGATGAAGCGTCGAGCGAAGATGTTACCATCGTCGACCAACCGAGCGAAGTGGACGAAGCGAAGAACGCTCTCCTCCGCCAGCTCATGATCCTGGAGTTATCCTAATGAACATCGAACAACTCGAAGCACAGCGACAATCCACAATCGCAGCTGCTAAAGAAGTACTCATCAATGGCGGCGATATGTCCGAAGCTAATCGCTTGCATGCATCCGCAAAGTCTCTCTCTGAGCGCATCGACATGCTCCGCGAGTTCGGCTCCGTTCCTGCTCCTGTCGCATCCGAAGCGCCAAAGTCTGAGCCATGGAAGTCTGGCAGTGTTGTCCGGAATCCATTCCCTGGCACGAAGGACGAGGCTGACTACAAAGCATACGCATTCGGCCAGTGGGTGCGTGGTACGGTCCTCGGAAATGCTAAGGCTGCACAATGGTGCAACGAGCATGGCGTCAAGTCGCAGACCGAAGGTGACAACGGCGCTGGTGGATATACGGTTCCCGAAATCGTTTCGTCCAGCCTGATCTGGCTCCGCAACGAGCAAGGTATCGCACGTCGATACAGCCGCATCTATCCGATGACATCTGACGTCCTCAATGTCCCGAACGCATCGACCAGCACCACGACCTATTATCCTGGTGAAGCGACAGCAATCACGGCATCCGACATCACCTTTACACAGGTCGCACTGACCGCGAAGAAACTCGCGATCTTGACCATCGTGTCCAAGGAACTGAACGAAGACACCGTCATTGACTTCGGTGCAACATTGGCGCAGGACTTCGCATACGGTCTCGCACTCGCTGAGGATGCAGCTGCATTCCAGGGCGATGGCACGAGCACCTATGGTTCCATCACCGGAATCATGCCACGCATCAAAGCGCTGTCCGGAACATTCTCGAGCATTGCATCGATGGTCGTTGGTGCTGCTGGTAGTAATAGTGCACTCTCGAGCTTTACTCTGGCGAACTTCCAGTCGATGGTCGCAAAGCTTCAGCCATATGCCACGCAACCACGTTGGTACATGCACAAGCAGGTGTTCTACAACGGTGTCGCAGATAAACTTATCGCATTGAGCGGCAACAGCATCATGGACATCCAGAACGCGTACGGTCCTGAACCAACACTGTTCGGTATCCCGATCTCGTTCGTTCAGAACATGCCATCGGCACCAGCTGCATCTCGTACCATCGCAGTCCTCGGAGATCTCTCCAAGGGTGTCGCCTTCGGCGATCGTCGTGGCGTATCGGTCGAAGTCTCCGACCAGGTCAAGTTCATCGAGGATGCGTTAACCTTCAAGGCAACCGAGCGCTATGCGTTCAACTGCTTCGATGTCGGAAACGTCGATGCAACTGTTGGAAACCAGGTCCCTGGTTCCATCATCGTCCTTCAGTGCGCTGCCGCTGCATAATCGGTTAGGCACTCAGTCAAGGGGAGCGGGATACCATTCCCGTTCCCTTTTTGTTTTTAGGATGTAAACCATGCCACTCACTAGGACTCAAGCACTCGACCGTCTCGCGTGGATGGTCGCATCAGATCAGTATCCGTTCTTGGACAGCACTGCGCTCCAGCAGCTCGTGGACGATCACGCTCGCTGGACTGTCTGGACCGCGTCCACAGCCTTCGTCGTTGGCGACATCATCACCCCGACCGTAGCGAATGGCAGACTCTATCAGTGCGTCATCGCAGGGACATCGAGCGCCACTGAGCCACAGTTCCCGCAGTGGACCAATACAACCGGCTACAGCGTCAATGACGGCAGTGGTGACCTCTTGTGGCAGGACATTGGACCTGCTAACGTTGAGAGATACGACATCCGCACAGCTGCGCGACAAGGGTGGATCCGCAAAGCGTCCAGCATCACGCACCTAATTGATGTCAAGGATGGTCAGGTCGACGCAAAGATGGCCGTGCTCCGTGAGCACTGTCTCGACCAGGCAAAGCGCTTCTCACCGATGGTGTTCGTATGATTCCAGCCGCTTACAGCAACGCGCTCAAGAACGCGATCCAGGCGTATTCCTACGCGGACCGTGTCGCGATCTGGAGAACCGTCAATGCGGCGGATGGTATCGGCGGCGTGTCACAGCACTGGATACAGGTCGCTGAGATCCGTGGCACCATCAGTAACACAGGCGATACCGAAGGCGTGGTCGGTGGCATGATCGAGCAGTCTGGTACATGGACGCTGACGTGCTCACCAGACGTCGAAGTCAAGGCCGATGACAGAATATACACCAGCGGGAATCCTCAGAACCTGGCGCCATACTACGAGGTGATCGGATCAGACTACGGCCACACGAACGCAGTCAGTCAAACCATCGGACTCCGCGCCAGGACAAACGGCTAAGTGTATCCACTGCGTGGTGCAAGCTTCGACTCCATCGCACCATGATAAAGGTGAAGTTATTGGTGGAGTGTATGCATGAGTCCTGAGATGTGGGTCCAAATCGGAATACAGGCGTTTATCACGACGGTGTCAATCGGTGCCGCTTGGGTGGCATTGCAGGTCAGGCTGACGCGCCTGGAGACTCAGGTAGCACACATCATCTCGACGCTCGATGGCCAGCAGCAGGAAGTGCGCCGCATCGAACAACGGCTCGGTAAACTTGAGAACAAGGTCAGCGCTTTGGAGGCGATCATACAAAGATGAACTCAATATCAATCAAAAGACTCGTGGTCGTTGTGATCGTGGCATTTGTAGCTGCTTTCACCAGCGTTTTCGGTGACGGCGTACGCACGGCTGAAGCACACGACCTCAGCGAGCTCGGCGCAGTGCTGGCACTCTACGGCTCGAAGGCGGTAGCGGCGGGTGTCTCCGCTGCGGTGAGTTCTGTGCTGGCGTTCCTGACGATGCCGTTCAAGGGTACACAGATG